GCTATTTTTTCTAAATCAGTTTCATCTGTTACAGTACCAAACCAATCATTTTTTACACTATCAAATAAGTCTTTATAATTGTTTCCAGTTACTACCTTACCAAATACTAAGACTTGTTTTGCTCCACCATTAAAAACTGCTTGTAATAGCTTATAAACATCATCACCTGCTGCAACTCCTGTTACATCTTTTATACTTGTAATTAATTGCTCTGTTATAGCTTTCTTAGTACTAAATACTCCTATAATGTTAACTGTTGTTTGGTCAACTGGGCTTGGCTTGTGTGTGTTAAGAAATACTATTTTCTTTTCTGCACCTAATATAATTCCCATTAGTTACCTCCTTCAATATCAAATTTAACATCTTTTATAATTTCTATTTCTGTCTTTAGTTCCTTAGAAGTTCTTACAGTCAAATCAAATACATATCTTTCAAGTAAATCACTTGCCGAATAATCTGTAATATCCTTAATCTCTCCAACTTCCTCAATAACTAAGTTCAGTCCATTTAATTTAATCCACCAATTGACAGCTTCTATATTTGTGAAATAATCTCTAATTATTGCTACATCTATGAAACTATCTTTTTTACTTAGAGTAAAAGAAAAACTTATTATATGCTTGTTTATATTTGTTTGTTTAAAAACTCCGTATTTCTCAGTGTCTTCTCTATCGTTTGTATATCTATGTATAACTTGATTAGAAATAGTTCTTGCAAGAACTCTAGGTAATTTCAATTGTCCATTAACTTTGCTTAAATGTTCAAAAGGGACAGTTTGAAATTTTTCATTTAATTGATTTATTTTCTCAAGTAGTAATATTTCTAATTCTAGATTGTTCATCTTTCATCAACTCCAACACAAACTCATTAAAATCGGCATACATTCTAGGCAGTATTTCAACTACTCTATAATTTAACTGTTCAACTGTTATAATATCCCCTAGTCTTAAATCATAGCTTTTTAAGATTTTTCCATTCAATTGATTTAAAACTTTTATTGCTGAGTTAGGATCTGCTGTTGCTACTTTTAAAGATTTTTTATAGATTAACATCTCCCAATGATAGACATTTTCTATTCCTTCAGGGTTTTTCATATCATATTCAGCTTTACGTGTAACTTGGTATGTTCTTAACTCATTTTTTGCAAATTGTTTTAATCTAAATTTCATTTTAAATCTCCTTAACTACGTATTCTAAGCTATTTAACATTGTCCTAGTGTCGATTAAAGGCTTTGTTCCTGACCCTTTTAATGCTCTTGCTAGTAATGTACTTTCAGATAGAGGAGCAAATGAGCCTTGCAATATGCTTTTTCTAATATATTGAACTATCTGTTTTCCTATATCTTCAAAGCATTGTCTAGCTTGCATTTTCCCTTGTGCAACTTGATTAGCATTAAAAATAAATCTGTTCATAATTCTTTGTATATTCGCATCTATTGCACTCCTCCAAAATGGACGAGCAGGATAGTGAACATTAAAGCCCTCGCTCCCATATTCTAGCCACATTGCTATTAATTCTACCTTTACTCCATTAGCTTCCGTATTATCCTCATTGAATTGTACGACTAGCTTCCACTTTGCTAATAAATTTAATTGCTTTTCTATTTGTGCGAATTTCTCCAAACTTTGAGTAGTTATAGTTGTTTTAATTCCAATCATATGTTCTCCTTACATACTTATAAAGAATATTCTTAGCTTGAGCATTTGCAAATATGATAGAGCCTATACTATTACTAGCATTAAAGTTATAACTAATAGACATATCACTAATTGACTTACTTGCAATGCCTTTTTCTATGTCAGTTATCGACTCATTGTCGACATCTAAAGCTATTGAATAAGCTTCAAGTATTTGAGCCTTTTTAATCTCATCAGGGACTTTCTTTTCATTAATTCTAGGAAATATTAATTCTTGTGTTTCATTTCTTCCACTATCTCTTATACATAAACTTTCAATTTTATCTAATGCTTTATACAAAGCTCTTGATAACTCAGTATCAGATATTTCTTCATATCTGTTTTTTATAAATTCTTTTGCTTCATCTAAAGTTACATAACCTATCATTTAGCCCCCTTAAAAGCAAGGGGAGAGCTTTTAACTCTCCGTTATGCTTGCGACACTTCTAGTTCACATAATAATTTTGTTTTCCCTGTTTCAGTTTCAATAACATCACAACCGAATAATTGTAATCCTTTTACATACTCTCCAAATGATTTTTCAAATTCGCCAGCTTTTATTTCATTTAATTGCATTGCAAGAGTTAAACCTTTGCTTATTCCTGCCATACAGTGATATTTTTTACCAGTTAATTGAACATTGTTAGATTTATAAATTGTAAATCCTCCCCAATTTCCAACAAAGTAACTTTGATTTATTCCAAGTGTATTTTCTCCTGTTGAAACAGTTGGAGTTTCTTTAATTAATTGCCCATAAACTTCTGGAGATATAACTAACCATCTGTTAGCAGTAGGTACATTGTCTTTGTCCATTTGCACTGCTAAATTTATAATTAAATCTGTAATTTTATTTGTTCCTATAACTCCTGCAACTTTGTTTTTACATTTTGTATATAACTTAGCAAGTTCAGTATCTACAACATCTGCCATTTCATATATGGCTTGTCCTGTTAATCCTTCCATTACTCCTGGAATAGCTTGAGCCTTGTCTACATCATCCATTTTTAAAGCAAAATACTTTGCTTTATTAATAGTGATTGTTTGATATGCTCCTGTATCTTCTTGGAATGTTATATCTGCTCCTGTATAATCTCCAACAGTTACTGATCCAATACTTGGGACTCTTACAGAGCTTCCAAAGTTCTCAATTTTACCTTCATAATTTCTATTTGCTAATGCTCCAAATACTAATTCTTTGTTTAAATTTCTGTTTGTTAATTCTGTCCATACTTCTGGTTTAAAATTGTTATATGACATATAGCCTCCTATTCTTCTCTTAATATTTCTTTTAATTGCTCATCTGTTAATTTTAATTTTTCCGCATCTGACATTTTGATAAAGTCTTCATATTTAACTTTTGAATTACCATCATTAGTTGGTAGTGGTGGTGGTGTAGTGCTTCCCTTTTCATTAAATAAATCTGGATAAGTTGTTTTAAAATTAGCAACCTGCTCATCAAAACCTGTAATCTTTCCATCTTTAATATCTAATTTAGAAAAGTCTACTGCATTTACAAGCATTGAACTATATTTTGGTGATATTGCTCCTAGTCCAAAACTTACTGCTGTTTTAATAGCTTCTTTCTTATAATCATCAAAACTGTTTTTAAATACTATTTCTTTTCCTAAATCATCAGAAGTTACCTTATCTCCTAATTTTGATTTTAAGAATTTAATAGCACTTTCATTATAAATTTTGTCTGATAAGCTTTGATTTTTATTTATAAAGTTAGTTACTGCCTCTGCTGTAATTGGCTTGTCTACTTCCTTTATTGTTTCAATCATAAATTTATTATCAGTTAGCCATTTCTTACCCTCATTGCTTCCTAACATTTCCTTTTCTTCATCTGTTAATATTAAAACTCCGTCTTTTAATTCCATTTTTTCTCCTCTCGTGCAATTTCTCACACAAAATTAATTTAATCTAATTGGCTCGGCCCAACATCTACAATTAAAGTCTTCTCCAGGTAATTCATCATTGATACTAAAGACTAAGCCCTCTCGTTCAGCGTGCGACTCTCTAACTCTGTCATCTTTCATCGTATGCCAAACAAAATTTTCAATCCCATTTTCAATCATTAAGTCCTTGCACTCTTGAGCATATAAATTTCCTGTTTCATTTCTTGCAAGATTCTCATTTCTGTTATTGAGCCAAGTTTGGAGTTTATCAATATCAGCATTGGAATAGGTACCGTTTTCAATACTTTTAACAATATCTTTAATCTCTTTACTTGCTCGATTATTAGCTATGTCTTGCTTCAAAGCATTTAATGTAGACTTTGGAACTTCGCCATTTTTAAATACTTGTAAATCTCTATTATAATTTTTAATAGTTTC